ATAATCCACTTGGTTTTCTTGCAGTAGTTTTTAAATCTATATAAAAATCTTCTTTAGTATTTTTATCTTCAAATTTAAAATCTGTATAACCAATTAAAGGAATACCTAAAATATCAATTTCAATCTTTTCTTGATACCCTGTTAGATTCCATGTCAAAGCTTTATCTTTAAAAGTTTCAACTCCCTTTTCTAGTAAGGGAGTCAAAGAATTTTTTTCTGATAAATAATTAGGATCATCAAACCTATCACAATTTTTATCAAACTCTAAATGCATCTTTTCTATTGCAGTAGTAGAATCTAATCCATTTAAAATCATATTAAGACCAGATTCAACTGCTTTGCCTCTTTCAGCTGCAGCAGAAGAAGGAAATTCATATCCGAAAATCCTACGAAGAGCCCATTTGTCCCTTCTAAATGCAAAATCAGTTATTTGACTAAATGATAATGGTAAAATACTTTTTACATCATCTGCATCAAATTTTTTAAAATGTTCAATCACTTTTCCTCCATAACTTCTTTGATTAAAGATTTGATATCACTCTTTGAAATATTACTAGATTCATTTTGAAAGACTCTAAAAAAATGATCTAAGTGCATATCGCCATATCTAATCCATTGTTCTTTAGATTTAGAGTAATATGTTTGATCTAAAAATTCTACAGTATCAATAGCTATAGAACGACCATCAATTATACTTTGTATTCCTACTGCTTGATCTAATGTCATAACATATCCTTATAGTTTTCGGTATGCTCGATATTATTATCAAGTTCTACAATCAATTCTTTACATTTATCGTAGATGTTACTTTCTTTACCGAATCGTTTGATATAATTTTTAAGTGCAAATTTAGTGAGTTCCATTGTTTCAATATCTTCGTTATGTTTATCAAAGGCTCTCATTTTATCTAAATCAACACCATCTTCCATTTCAGCGATTTGTTTATCACTAATATTGAAGTATTCTTTGTCAGGTTTATCCATGATTACTCCATCAGTGAGTACTCGGCAAAAGTTTTACCATTACGAGTAACATTTTTTGTTATGATTGCATGTCCTTGTTCTCTTAAATTAAGTATTCTTGCACTCAATCTAAAACAACCAAACTTCTCTAATGCAGTTATTGGGGTTAGTTTTTTACCAGATTTTAAATAATCTAGTATTCTTGTGTTTTGACTTAAGGCCATAATTAACTCCTTTCTATAAGTTTTTCTTGACCAATTCCCTTTCGTTAACAACTTTAGTTCGTAAGTCATTACGAAAAGCTTTGAAAGATTCATATCTAATTTTAGACCTGTTTCTTTCTTTTAAGGTTTTGCCATATCTTTCTACAAAATCCTTAAATTTGTTATCCGAATAAATTTTTCCATTTAATTCGGTAATATTTTTGTATCCGCCATTTGTTGTAATGTTAACAGTTAATTCTGCTATGATCATTTTTTCTTCTTTTTTCATCAATTCACAAGCAGTGTCATTATCACTATAGATCAATCCTAGTTCTTCTTCTTTATGAGATAACTGAGTAGGATTAAACTCAAATGTATAAATATCAGTCGCCATTTTCTTCAAACTCCTTTTCTGCAATTTTTTCTTTTAATTTAATTCGCCATTCTTCGTTTATATCTTTATGCTGATGTGCAAGATTATGACATGGACGACATACAGGATATAAATTATCAATCCTATTGAGTCTATTCTTTGAGACTCCACCCATGCCTTTATTAGTTAAATGATGAATATCTACTGCTGGTTTCATATAACAACCCCAACATATAGGGGTATCCGATTCAGAATACCCCCAATAGTCCCTAAAAAGTTTTTTATAATCCTTTAAGGTTTTCATTAAACGCATTCACTGCATTCTTTGTAAGATCGTTAATATCTTCAACAGAAAAATGTCCACTTCCCATTGATCTACCAACTACTCCTGTTACGAATATATCCATTCTTTGAGTAGTATTTTTATTCATACCATTAGAAATATTCATATTCGTATTAGTGTTTGTAGATGTAGGGACTTGGCTAATATCATCATCAAAGTTTGGCGGTGCTGATATTTTTACATCTTTTACGTTTGTATATTGATTACCATTTGCTGAAGTTTTTGTATTAACTTCTGTATAATCAATCGCATCACCTTTTTTAGGCATTGGATTTAAGACAGTTCCTCTAGCATATAATCTAGTTCCATCTATTAAATCAATTGCATAATTAGGTTTGCCATCTTCGGAATTATCAAAGATTTTATCAATGATAGCTACCATATTTTCCTCCTATATTATTATTATTTGTTAAGAACATTGTAGCCCCTTCCTTCTAAACAATTATTTATTAAATCTTGTCTAGTATCTATTTTAGGACTGAGCCACAATACTCGCCAACGAAGTGTATTATAAACTAATTTAGATTTATCCACTACCATATTGGTGTGGTCTTTCACTAAATCAACGCATGTATAATAATCGTCATGATATCGCTCGGCATTCCCCTCAATATTTGCCGAGCTTTTGCCTCTACTATCAACGATTGGTGCGGTGGTACAATTTGCAAGGAGCATCATACCACCACATATTAGAAGCAAAACTATTGATACTCTAAAGAAACTTTTAAAGCTAGTTTTTTCTTTAGGCATAATTCTTTTAATTCGATACAAAGGTGTTTTTTTACCATCTGTCGAATAACCGATTACTTCCCTATGATCATAGCCATAGGGAAATAATTTATTTTTTTTATTTTTAGGCATTTTTGCACTCTTCCAATGTTTTAGGTGTAAAATGTAAATCTCTTTCAATACCTAAACCGAACTGACCTTTGAACTCTGATAATTCATCAAGATTTACATAGCCAAGTTCTTTTTCATGTATTTCACATAATCCAAAAGCAACATTTGTTTCTGGATCAAGTTCAGATAAATACCATGTACCGACACCTGTTGGATTGAAAAGTTTTACTACTGCCTTAAACTCTTTCGTACCATCTTGTGCTTTATGGTTTTCTACTAATTTATTTTTTTGTGCTTGGGTAAGTAATAACATTGTTAGCCTCCTTATTATTATTGATTACTTTACTACTCATTACTTCGTTACCACTGTTATCAAAAACAGCAGTATCGTTATTTAAAAAAGTTAATTTAAAATAATAATTAACTTTACCATTCTCTATGATTGATACCTTTTGGGTTTTTTTAAATAATTTATGAATCATTTTAATTTCCTTTTTTTAATTCATAATCAACAAATACTTGAGCATTTAGCTGATCAAATTTTTTTAAAAATTCCCAACTGAAATTATTTGGATTGTTTTCTTCCATGAATAAATTAAATTCCATAGGAGAATTTTCTTCCTCAAGTTTTTTCAATATTTGTTTTTCTTTATTTGTCATTATTTTGCCCCCAAATAAATAATACAACCTAAAGCATTACCACGTTTGCTTACAAGTATCCTGTTATCATCTTCAAGGTACTCAGCTGGGTTTGATATTTCGCCATGATGAATAATTTTTTTATCGTCATCAACGTAAGAGATTAATGTTTTTTCTGATCGCTCAACA